TTGAGCATAATTTTACCGAATGAATATCAAATCACTGAAAATTGTTATAATACCGGTGCTTATTTAGATGGCAATTTTTATTTAGATATTTTAAGCACGATCTCACAATTCAACCCACCTTATCCAAATAAAAGTTATTATATTGTCCCAACTACAACTCAAATCTATTTTAAAGCCACAGGAATTAATGCTTCACCGGTGGTTTTGTATAAAATTCAAAAACTTCTTTTAACATCGAGAAAAACCGGTACAACAACCGAGATTTCAATTTCTGATAATTGGATCACCCAAGGATCAACGAGTACTAATGTTAACATTACTTCTGATTTGTTAAATGCTTTTAATGGAAGCGATGATGTTTTAGAAATGCAAGTTTTAGTAAAAAGAAAAAACCTTTTAACAACTTATCCATTTGAAGATAGTTTATATTTTCCGATAGAATGTGCACCCAAGATCCTTTTAGCACAAACTTCAACTTCACCTTATTTAACGATTACGATACCAAGTCAAAATACAATTCCGGATTATTTAATACCTCTTCAAGACTGCGACGATCCAAATTTAAGTTTTCTTGAAAAAATGAGTTGCGAAGTGAGAAATTTATTAATTACAATTTTTGTACCAAAGCAAAGCACATTACAGGAATTAGTAAATCGAAAAGATATGTTAAACTCAAAATTTCCTTTTAATGTTTTTTCAAGTTTAAAATCTTTCTTTTTAGATGTTTATAGTAGTTCTTTATCAAGTCCACAAATGAAAATAAGATTATTTAATAATCAAATTTCGGTAGATGCTTCAACTTATACAGGAATTCCGGTCATTTCCACACTTTATAGCGTGGTTAAGGCCTTTTTCAATGTTTTACTCATTTTTGGAGCAATCAAGGTTTTAAGGTTTGAAATTGAAGGTCTTTTAAAGGCAATATGAATATAGGAGATTTTTTTCTAACATTGATTACTTGGATATTTACCACCATTTATAAGATCCTTCCAGACGATGTTTTTGGTATGTATCAAAATTTATCAAGTTTTTTGAGTTCAGTAAAAACAAATGCAATTTCATTTTTTCGAATTTTATCAATCTATCTTGACTTATGGCTTTTTTTTGCTATAATTTTAGTAATTCTTTTTTTACCGGTGGTTTGGATATCGGTGAGATTAATTTCAAGGTTTGTACAAAAATTTATTTAACATAACATAATGGAGAAAGAAAAATTAAAAGAACTAATCGAAAAATTTGATTTTTCGGTTTTATTTAGAGACGAAGAAAAATCCTCTTTAATGCAATTTATACCCTTGATCTCTTTGGTTTTGGAGATTTTAATTTTAATTTTGGTTTTAAAGAAACATTAAAAAATGGAGAATAACGTAGATATACAAAAATTTTTTGAAAATTTGTTTCAAAGTTCAAGTTTAACTGAAGGAGAGGCCGAAACTTTAAAAGTTGCTACCGAATACACCATCTTTTTAGATGGTCAAAAAATACGGGCTTTATTACTTTTGAAAATTTACGCTTTAATTACTGATAACGAAAAAGAAAGAGAAATTATAAATGAATTTATTGAGAAATACTTACTATATCAAAGATACAATCAAGCACAAAAATTCATTGTGAAAGTTTTAGAGAGTTTAACATTGAAAAAGTTTTTAGGTCAAAACTGGTTAAAGGTCGAAGTTCAAAAATAACATAATGAGTAAAAAGCCAGATGATTATCAATTTAAAGGGATCGTATATTTAGATAATGGAGTGAAAAGAAATGTTTGGATCGAAAACGCTTTTGAACTTCAAAAACAACTCAACGATCCAAATTGTTTTATGATTTTTTTTACTTCTTTTGATGAGGAGAATAGAGAAAAAACGATCGCTATCAATAAAAATTTTATCAGTGCAATTACAATATACGACGCAACACCGGTAATTGAGGAGTAAAAAATATGATTATTGGAATTGTTGGCAAAATGGGCTCCGGCAAAACTCTTTTAATGTCTTTATTTGGTTTTTTACTCTCACCATTAGTAAAAGTTTTTGCCAACTATTCCACAATTTTTGCACAACCTTTAACTTCATTAAAGCAACTTTTTGAAATTGAACAAGGAATAATTTTGATTGACGAAATTCATTTACAAATTGATAGTAGGGCTTGGTATGGATCAAGACAAATTAAATTCACACATTGGCTCAATCAAACGAGAAAAAGAAATTTACTTTTGATTTATACTTCACAACATTTCAAGCAAGTAGATGTAAGATTAAGAAAGGCTACTGATCTTTTAATACAGGCTTTAAATTTAAAAAGTTGTTTTAAATATATTTTTATTGAACCCGAAACAGGAATTGTTTTAAAAATTTTAAAAGTAGACAAAGACAAAATGAAAGAATTTTACAATATCTATAATACTTTTGAATTTGTTTATCCTTTATCTTGAATTTTTTTTCTAAACACCTCTAAAAAAGAAGGGAATTTTAAATCCTTTGGCTCTTTTTTTAAAATCTCTTCCGGTTTTACCTTTATTTTTGCTTCAAATCGGTTCCCTCTTTTGCTTTTAAAAGAAAAAAGAATGTCTTCTTTTTCTTTTTGCAAAAGAGTTTTCCGGATTTGAGGTACTTCTAACAATAAATCTTTGATCTCCAAGAGTTCTTTTTCAATCTTTTTTAAACGATAGATTATCGAAAATTTCAATTGTTTTTCTTTATCTTCCATTTTTTTCTTTTTCTTTTAACTGGGCTTAAAAGAAAGAATAATTTTGTAGAACACCCCCACCTTTAAAGGGGGAGGTGAGCGAGAGTGTGATATATATTATATATATCACACACTCTCTCGCTCACCCCTTTATTGGTGGGAATGTTATTATTATACAAAATTTTTTCTTTATGTCAAGAGTTAAAAGAAACAAATTAAAAGAACCCTTAAAACCCACCCCCCCTTGACAAATTTATTTCGATTTTTTAAATTTTAATAATGGTTCAATTGAGCGATTATATTTTATTTTGGTTGTTTCAAGTTTTAGTTTTTCATTTTTTGCAATATATGTTTAGAGTAAAAAGATGAGCATTATAGAAGTTTTTTCATTTATATTTTTTCCATTCTTTTTTGTTGTAATTATCAAAAGTTTTTTTGATATAATTTTAGTTTTATTTAAAGAGTTTTTGAGAAATAAATATGATTGACGATTTAATTAATGATTTATCAATTTTGATTTCTGATGTTTGGGCTTGGCTTCCGACAATTTTAATTTTAATTTTTTATTCATTAAAATTTTTGAAAGATCTCTTGATTTTGATTTACAATTTTTTTAAAATGAAAGAAGATGAATTTTAAACATGTTTTAACAATTTTGTTTTTTCTTTTTATTCCGGTTTTTACTTTTGCAACTGAAATTCAAGAAAATTTCGATATTCAATGTGGAGCTCAACAAATGTGTTTAGTGAAACATTTTTCAGGTTTAAATTCTTTTAATTTGGCTTGGATTAATGTTGAAAATTGCAATCAAAGTACTATTTTATCTTTGATACTTTTTAAAAATGATCAGGGTATATGGAGTGATGGAACTGATTGTTATCAAGCAAATCCTTATTCTACAACAATAGATTTAACCGCTCAAGATGTTGATTTCTATATACAAAATCAGAGTGATTTTGATTTAACTATTACCGGATACATTGATTATACACCATTAGGGGGATCACAAACTACAACCACTTTTTCTGATTTTGTTAAAAATGATTTTTTACCAGAAACTGGTCAAATTATCTCTGATGTTTTCATTCCTCTGTTGATATTGACAATAGGAGTTGCTTTTGCTATTATTTTTTTGAAGCCATTTATAACATTCATCAAAGATTTTTTTAAATAACATAACGAAGGCCAAAGGTCAGAAAGAAAATAAAAAAATATGATTTTTAGTTGGATCACGCTTCCAAGTTCTTCTGAATTGATTGATAGTGTAGGAACTTATACTGGAAGTATCTTTACTGAATTATTACCGGTAGCATTGGCAGTTTCGGGAATATTTATAGGAGTTCTTTTTGTTAGATTTTTGGGTAAGTCAGTTTTGAATGCAGTTCAAAGATTGACGGGAAGAGGAAAAGCAGGGGCAAAGAAAGAGGCAGTTAAAAAAGTTTAA